TTAAAAACTTTTCAATTGCTTCTGAAGCATTCGTATACTTTGGAGACGCTCCATTTCCTCCACTTCCGTTCCTCCCTCATCACTAAGCAATCTTGCAAGTGTCCACTCTAACTCAATTCTTTCATTCTCTTGTGAAGAATCATCGCTTCTTCCCACTCTTTCACGCCTTTTGATATGCTCCTCTTCATCCTCTACAGTTCCTTCGAATAGCCGAGGTTTCTGATCCTCAGACAAGGTCAGCAAGCGATTCGCCAATTTACGTACTAACATTCGATCATGTGAGACGATGATAAAGGCACCTGAGTAAGACTGAAGTGCATCTTCAATGACTTCTCGTGTAGCAATATCAAGATAATTGGTGGGTTCATCAAGAACAAGTAGATTAGCCCCACTGAAATAGAGCTGTAGAAAAGCGGCCCTACATTTTTCTCCCATGCTCAGATCCCCAATTCTTTTGAACACATTCTCACGGGAAAATAGAAAACATCCAAGAATAGTTCGTGCGTTGGTCTCTGTCATACCAGGTAAAGTAAGAAGGCTATCTAACAGGGTCTTCTCCAAGTCTAGACCTTCTAGCTCCTGTGAGAAATAACCTATCTTCAGTCTTGGATGCGCTCGCACCTCACCCGCTTGAGGAATAAGCTTGTTCATCATCAGTTGTAATAAGGTAGATTTCCCCGTACCATTAGGACCGCGAACCGCAAGGCGATCCCCTCGAGAAAGAAGAAGGTCCAACCTATCGATTAATATTGTATGTTCTGTAAAACCAAATGTGACTTGCTTCAATTCTAAGAAGTGACGCGCAGCGAACCCCTCTGCCTCCAAGTTCATCTTTATACTCGGGGCATTCCGCGGCTTCTGAACGCTTTGCGCATCTAACCTTTCCATTTCCTTCTGCTTCGCATGATAACGAGAAATATTCTTCTTCGCCTTCGACTTATAGAAACTGGTGGCACTTGGCATTTCTTGCTTAGAAGCCGCTTGATCGGCTTTATTGAACCATTCCTGGTATCTACGTATCGATTCTTCTAGCGCTTTCCTTGCTAGCTGTTGTTGCTTATACAACGACTCTTGTTCACGGATCTCCCGGTCTTTCTCGCGACGATAGTCACGATAACCGCCGTTGTATTTCTTCAGACCTTGATTCGTCAGTTCACACACACCAGTAGCTACTTGATCCAGAAAGGTTCTATCATGAGAAACAAATAATACAGTCCCCTCATAATGGGTCAACCAATTCTCTAACCATAAAATACTAGATTCATCTAAATGATTCGTCGGCTCATCCAGTATTAGAAATTTAGGACGATGTACAAGTAAAGATGCGAGACGCACTCTTGTTTTCTGCCCTCCACTTAATTGAGAGAATGGCATTCCCCATAGCTCAACACCAATGTGTAGTACATTCAGAATCTTCTCCACATCCACTTCCCATTTGAATCCGTCCATTTGTTCATAACGTTCCAACCAATGCCCATATTCTTCTAACAAAGATTCATTCGAAACGATTGTATTGGTACGGTGACCAAGTTCATCTTCTAATCGCTTGATATGGCACTTAATTTGATATAACTCGGTGCTATCAACCTGCGCTGCTTCCAGCGTAGTCATCCCTAGTAACCCTGCCGAGGTTTGTTTCATAACCCCCCACTGAGCTAATGGAAGGCCGCGTTCAATTGTCCCTTCGGTGGGTTTTTCCTCACCTGCTAATATTTCAAGAAGCGTCGTCTTCCCAACACCATTGCTCCCAAATAGTGCTATTCTTTCGCCTTCATATATATCAATGTCTACTTGTTCAAAGCAGACTTTCCCCTGCCATTCTTTAGCCAAATTTCTACCACGTACGATATTCATCATCCATCATCACCCTTTCTAAATGTGCAAAAGAAAACCGCAGGCATAGGCCTACGGTGAAAGGTTATCGATAAGATGACTTAAACAGAGAGAAACCGTCAAAGAGGCCACAAAGCCCATTTGTAACGATACACCCTAATTTGGACACACCTATCCTCACCTCTACACACCGTAGAGACTGCCTGTTTCAGTTACATGCAGTTTATTGAGAAATAGATGGTTTACTTCATGGGCGTCGTGGTTACCTCATCATTCGTATTTGTGAATTACTGGTTACAGTATATCAGAAAGAATTTGGGAATGGAACTCTTAGTTATGTAAGTTTGCGCAAAATGTAAAAAAGGCCCCTTGCCGAAGCAAGGGCACTGAATAAGGAAGGTCATTGACCTCATCTATTTTACTTCGATCCAAACCGATTTACTTTTTTTCATTATCCTTATTGTCCTTACTGTCGTTGCTATCTCTATTAACTAAATTCACTATCGTGTTACCAGCTCGTTTATTAAAAGCTAACTCGAACAATCCTGTAGCTGCTAGTCCTGCCAGTCCTCCGCCCCACAGCCTTTCTACTGTCTGTAGATCTGTAAACGGGTAAAATGCTAACCCCAGCAGTAGCCCAATGAGCACCCCAACTAAAGGAATAATATTCTTAGGTAGATTTATCGTGATTTTGACCAGTTGAACAACCGCCATTACAAATACGGATAACAGCGAAGCAAAAGACAAGACATCATTTAAATTCTGATTCACCATACGTTATCACTACTCCTTTTCAAATCAACAGAATGAAGTAAAGTAATTCACTATACCTTGGAGGTCTTCATAACTTGCTTCATGGTCAAGATCCCCTTGAGAATAAATATGTTGTAAATGTGATAATAGTCCCCGATAGGACAAATTGATTGACTTGGAATTTAGAAGGGTGAAAGTATACAAACAAATAAGCCCCACCGACCGAAGTCAGCAGGACTTGTGGTCAAATTCCCAAGCGCTTGTGAATTTGCTTTGCTTATCCATTCTGTTTGATCTGTCCTGAAGCCATCCGTAATTCATCAGCCAATCTACCAATCTCCTGTTTATCTGCTGATGTCTTGGCATTCCCCCATGCTGGCTTAAGATACTTATCGATGATGGAGTTTGCATCTTTCTTGTCTAGGTTTAATATCTCCTCGTTGGAAAAAAAGTCTTGCAAGTACTTCGTAGGCTCCACCACACCGTTTTCCGAATCCGTATATCCATAGGAGGGTGCGCAAGATTTACGGATCTCATAATGAAGATGTGCACCTGTGGACACTCCTGTACTACCTTGAAGACCCACTTTTTGTCCTTTTTTCACCGTATCCCCTACACTTACCGATGCAGCAGACAAATGAGCATAACAATGAAGATATCCTTTGTTATCCTTAATTGCGACCACGATACCATAACCTCCGAATCCCGAACCTTTCATACCCTCTTTAGCATGAATGACTTCACCAGCTACCAATGCATTGATCGGACCCGTGGAGGGTGTCGTTACGAGATCAACGCCTTTGTGGAATTTTGGGATTTTATATACAGGATGCATACGCATGCCGAATGGACTTGTTAATCTGTAAGATTCAAATGGATTCATGATTGATCACCACCCTTTTGTTTGAGAATAGATATGATGTCTTTAATCTTATTCGGTAGGGGCAGACCCATCCTTCCATAGTTCTCAGTCACTGAAATCAGTTCATTCGTCAAATAAAAATAAATCGAACCGACCATAATGACATCGGTCCCAAACAACTCGTCTAATCGATGTGCCAGAATCACAACAAGAATCATAAGCCCTTTTTTAGCCAATCCCCAAAACCCAACATTACTACTAAGTCCGTTACCTACTTTTAATGATGCAACTATCCCCGTTAAATAATCGATCACAATCGCAAGTAGAAAAAATGAAATCAGTTCAGACCATTCTCCAAAGAAATAAGTCCCTATAGTCCCAAATAATGCAATGCCCCACTTTAAGCTCAAATCCAATCTTTCCATGCTATATCTCCCCCGTTTCTATTTATAAAAATAGCCCCCGAGGATCCGAGGGCACAAAAAAACACGCTTCATGTATCGAGCGTGTTTACTTTAATTCTGTGGAGTAACGACGATTAAATCTTTTTCTTCCTGTGTGATAACTTTAGGGACATAAGCCTGCAATTTTTCGTCTGTTACTTTACCAGATACCCACATTAGAGATAAGTACGGAAACATATATATTCACCCCTTTCAAGTCATTACTTATTATCCCATCGTGACTGAATCCATCAATGCCATGATTGCTAGGTCTGCCGCATCTTGCCGCGCCAATAGCTCTTTGTATTTGTCCTCTGTGATCGGCTCGACTGGTTTAGGTAAATACGTTTCGCGATATGTTGTGTAATCACTCTCGCCGATCATTGTTACATTGACATGACCGCCTTGATAATCCTCTGTACTAGCTACCGAAAACTCATTATCCGCATCATTGTAGACTTGCGATCCCGCCAAGAATTGATCAATATCAAGACCTTTGTAATCGTAAACCCCAAACGTAGTTAAATTAGTGATTAAATAAAAATACAATGTTCCCATAGTATCATTCTCCTTTTTTATGCTAATGATTGTAGAGCGAATAAAGCAAGAGGCGCATAAGATACTTTTATTGTTTGTGCCGGTATGTTTATCACAGCTGTAAATGCTACATTAACGTACATGCCTGACAGGTACAAGTTATCTCCGACTAATTTAGTCATTGTTGCATTACCTATTTGGCTCTGTGTATCTGTTGAAATAGACTTCACTAAAACTAAATTTTTAGTGAGACAATGCAGCTTTCCGGTATTTCCATAAATATAGGTATTAGCACCATCGCCATCGGCTATCAGTGGGGTACCCTCGTTTTCGTTAACTTCCCCACCTTTTAAAATCGTACCGCTATCATTACAAACGCGTATATTAGTTGTCCCCGAAAGGTAGGTGTAGTAGTACAACTCGTTACTGTTGATGTACCCAATGTAAGTCATTCCATTATACGGTATACGCTTGCTACGATTCCCATTTCTATCTCTTTGCTCAAATTCAGACCCTGTCGTTCTACCTACAATACTTCCATCATCTAAGAGTTTCTGAGGTTTAAAATCGCTATGATGCACATCACTTATAAATGACGCGTATTGTGTGAAGTCGTGTTTCATGGTACTTGCTGTACCGACCATACCCAGTATATCAACGCCTTTTTTTATGTTTCCAGGTATCAATGCAGGCGCCGGAGTAGCCACCCAAGATGCGCCATTATAAAAGCCGTGCGGCGGCTGTAAAAAAACGCGGTCACCTGTAAAAACAGTCGCGGCAATCGCTGGCATATGTTGGTTTTCTGCGCTTCTATTAGGCATGGCACCCTCAAACCACTTACCGTTCCACCAACCCGAATTTCCTTTTAGTATCACGTTTGGGTCAAGATACCCAATTGCTGTGTCTACTACGGTAGGACTTCCAGGAACCCCGAATATGGTTGTTCCTGCTCGGATATTAGCTGAAATGAAATTAGGGTCCCAGGCTTTTACCTGTGTATTAGCTTTTCCGTCATAGTACCCGATAGGGGGCGTTATCGTGACATCACCAGCCCCGTTACCCACACCAGTAGACCCCTGGAGCGTTCCTGCCCTGTTAGGCATGGTCCCAACCATCGCGTTTCCTGCGGCTGTACTGAATGTCTTCCCTGCCAATACATCGGCTAATGCTGCGGTTCCTGTCGCTGTTACGATTGCCGTAATTTTAGGTATGAGGGTTGCCCACAATTCATCTGTAGTCGCATGGATACCCTTGGCAATGAGCGCGGCAACCACTTCCGCTTTACGCTCATTGCCAGCTTGCTTTCCCGCTTGCGCCTCATCATATGCCATCTTCACCGCCTTCGGCGTCGCTGCCTCCGTCTCTGACGTACTATTCACAGCACTATTCAGTTGTATGATCCCTTTTACCGTTAACGATGCATCAGGAATATCTACGTCAATCCCCGCAATCGCTTCAGCTATTTTATCCTCAACATATGTTTTCTCTGCTGCCTTACTTTGCAACTCCTGAAGTGATTCAGCAGTCAGATTCATGAACCAATTCAACCACGCCGCAGGCGGACGATCTTCTACTTCCCAACCTATATTTCTTTTGGATTCGGGAGGCTCAATTCCAATTGCTCCCCACTTTGGTGCTTGTTTATTAAATGCCACGATAACCCCTCCTATATCGGTAATTCGTAATCATTGCCTGGTACATATACTTCTCCGAGCGTGCCACCAACGGTCATATCTGGGTCAGATAATCCAAAGACATCCTGTTGTAATCCATCATAAATGGATGACAACCGAAATGTACCTGTCAATTCGATCTGAGCAATACTAACGCCAGCAGCTACTGTCTTTTGAATGATCTTCGCAAATTGTGATGGAGACATTCCCACTTCATTCAGTCTTTTCATTGGTATTCGCATTAAGGATAGAGATGCCGCTTCCGGCTCAAATGGATCACTGAACTTTTCTTGAATCTGAATATCTTTATAATCACAATCCAATGCCAGAGCAAGTACTCGTATAATCGTGTTAATGTCTGTTTTCGATAAATTTCTAGCGATCTTAGACTTTAACAGCACCCTATACACTTCATCTGTCGCTGCACCACGTGGCTGAATGACATTCTGCCCGATACGATCCAACGTCGACCCTTGGGCTTTATCAATGTCACGCCACTCGCGAACCTTCTCAAGAGAAGTATTTAACTCGTCCATCTGACCGTATAGAATACCGATTAATTTGCCGATATTACTATTCGGATTTTTGTTGAATACGTCCGCGAATCGCGACATCATGTCCTTCACACTAAACATGACGATTCACCACAATGTCCTTGGCATTAATCTGCGCGACTTGATACCGTTCTAAAGTAACGTTACCCTCTTCCATAACATCATTTTTACCCACTTTTAACGTAAAATCCTCTATACCTTCAATTTGATCTACTGCACTGACCAACTTGTTGTATACAGCAGGTGCACCCATCGATAGTCCATTGTAGTAACTGCCACCATCTTCTCCACCAATGTAACGAACAATCGCTGAACGAATCTGCTCATCCCCGTCTGCGGGGTACTGTTCATTGGTCGTAAGCGTGACAACAACCTGCAAAATCACTTCTTGCGCTCGACTGAATTTCACCTCATGACCATAGCCACCAATGTCTAGGACCGTATTCACAACATCTCCGTATGACTCAATGCCACCCGCTCCGGTTGAAAATATAACTTGTGCGATCTCGTCATCATCTCCACCAAGCACATAACATTGATAGGTATGAGGAGGGCGCCCAGCAGTGTCCAATTCATTAGTGAAATTTTGAATAACCGTAGCTGCTCTAACCGTACTAATTCTGAGCAAAGCTCCAATTAGGGCGTCAATCGAAGCCGCACCGCCACCCGCAACTGACTGAGTAAATAAATCTCGAAATTCGGAGTCTGTCATTTTCTCTCGTCCACCTGCGGTTGGTACTACATTGGTCACACCTGTAACATCCGGAGTTGGATTTACAATGACGTTAATCAAACCAGCAGAGACATTACCTCCCTGACCTGGTTCTACAGCTTCAATAGGAACTATTGCTGTGCTGTTGCTATCAAACGTTATATCTTGCGTTGTATCGAAGTAGACTTTCGCTTCTGTTGCGACACGAAATCCTTGTACCAACGTGTGACCCGCTGCTCCCGTCAATTGAACAGAACCTCTAGCATATTGATCTAAGACCCGAGTGATGCCCACATGAGGTCCCAATCGATCCAAGCTACTGCCTTCTGCACTATTAATATAACTACTGTTGTATACATCCTCTGCTGTGACCCATAACTTAGAAAGAAACCATGCAAAGATACGTAGAATAATGCCTAACGGTGATCTTTCGGAAGTATTTACTTTATCTCCAAACGTCTCTTTAGCCTTATCATTCATTTCTGCAAAAAGGTCCTCAAACCGTCTGCGCTTAAATCCTGTTCTATCCAGCACCAAGACTCACCTCTTTCGCTTGTATCCGTTCTCCCTCTGTACTCGTAGCATCAAATGTTACCAGTAGCGTCCGGGAATTCTTCTCGATTGTGAAGTTGATTAAATCCACAGACTGAATTCGTTCTTCCTGCATCAGTCCTTGTGTCAATTCTTCACGCATCTCTTCCTCATTTATCTGTTTCCCCAGAAACTTAGAGAATGTAATACCCATATCCGGGTTCAGAAACCACTCGCCTTTATTCGTTCCAATTCCGATGTGACAACATTGAGCGATTTCCTCTGTACCTTCAACCATCACTAAATTGCCTGAGGCACTCATCAGAATATCTCCGGTCTCATTCAACTTTAAAGACTGCATGCAAACACCCCCACAATAACTGCATCATTCACGTCATGTCTTCTTTCTGTGTCTGCGGATGCGACCTGCCCATTCAGAGCATTCTTGATCTCCCGATCAGCACACACAACATATACCGTGTCCCCAGACTTCAAGGATGGTCTATAGACCTGTTCTATCTCATTCACTTTGGATCGATGTCCAAGCGCTGGGACGCCCTGAATCATCGCAGGTTCACTATCTGACGTTCGGACCAACGGCTGCACATCAGCCTTACATGTGACTTCATCAAATGAAATGACGCGACATGGGAAGCCCACATGAACTGCACTCAATTGGTGTACCATCATCTGAGCAATCACTTGGGACAATGTTGAAGCAGGATCATTTTTCACATGATCGCCTCCATTTCCGTGGTGAAATCTCCCGTGCGACTAATATGATGCTTACCACTCCTAACATATAAGCGGCCTTCAAATTGTGGAGATACCAGATCAACAACAGACGCGGTTGTAATACGGTGCTGTAATTGTGATTTGAGATTATATCCTTTGAATCCACCCTCTTCAAATCGTTCTGGCTTCCCAATTAGACCTGTCCCTTTGGATAATCGAAACACCTTGTCGCCTACACGACGTAAACTTCGCACATAGAGTTTTCCTTTGTTAATAAAAGCCGATGTGCCGCAATCTTTCGCTACCTTAGCAAGGATCTCAATGACAATCCCCTTGGCTGTGTAACCCTCTTTATACTGATAGTCCACATTCAAGTCCATTTGAGCTATAGGTAGATTGATAATTGCAGCCATTTGCTTGATGATATAGCTAGCCGATGTATTCTTAGCAAATGCGGTTTCGTTCACTTCTTTCTTAGCGTAATTCTTATCTTCACTGTCTAACACAAAGATAGATGTTACCTTATCAACACCCTCCCATTGTGTCTGAACCTTTGAGATATAGCCCTGAAGCATAAGACCCACATCTCCACGATAGCCACCATTCAATTGCAATAGGGCATCACACTTTATGTTGTTCAACGTCTTATCCGATAAGTTCCAAATTTTAATTTCACTCTCATTCGGCAAAATATCATTATCAAAAGGAATGGTAGCTTCCATTGCAAAATCATCCATACTGAATTTACGATTGGCGACAATCATTTCTGCCACTCGCCCAAAGTTAGCCATCCTCTTCCTCCCCATTTTCAATGACATATAAAAAAACACTCTCAGAGAGTGTTTCCCATGTCACATCTATACTGTTCTCAGATTCATCGTATGGGATGATCGATACTTTAGGGAAACGATGATCCATGACATCATAAAAGAGGGGCATCGCATAGATCAGCTTCTCACCTACAATTAATATTTCCCCATCTCGTTCTAAATCGACCGTAAAGAAATCATAATCCTCGTTGTAATTCACTTCAAAGGTAAATACCTCATCCGAAAGTGAAACATCAAACCGATACGGAATAAGATTCTTTTCAATATCAATATAATTCATACATCCTCACCCTCCCCTACATCGGCATTTCCCATGGTGTTCCCCTCTTATTTGTGGATTTCGGAACCTTTGGCGTTATCGTCTTCTTGGGAGGCGTCTTCACCACATTCGAGTTGCTACTCCCCTTATTCGTACTATTCTTTTTGCTAAGAGGTTGCTTAACTCCAGCATTCGCAGCCTTGGCGACTTGTGCTTTAATCGGTATTGAAAGAGGAACCTTAACATAAGATGAACCCGCAATTCGAACCTCTTTCATGCTCAACGTGAACGAGAATCCATCCATAATCGTATGATCATGCTTAGGCGAGAACCCTGAGATTAATCCTTTAAAAGTTGTTCGACCCGAAAAGTGAACTACCTCTCCTTGATCCTGAGCCTTCACAATCATCGTCCTTATCCTATCTGCATCGTCACCAACAATGATGCCACTAATCGAAAGTGTTCGGGCTTTACGCTGAACATGGTCGCTAAGATCGATATCCCTATCCACTGGCTGATCAGTGATTTCCACTTCATAACTCGGGCTCTCATCCTCTACTAGAATGTAATGACCGTTGAGTAATGCCATTATCCCATCGCCCCCAATCCGTTACGACGTAGTACGCTTTCCAATATTTTTTGAACTTCTTGGGCAACAACAACGCCCATATTCTGTGCATTCGGAAGCGTACCTGAGCCACCTTCCACAGTGACAGGAACGGTTACATTAATAGAGACTCCACCATTACTTGGTGCTACTCTAGCTGGATAGCTTCTTGCTGGATCTGCGGATGAATAGGCTTTATTCTCCGCAGCTGTCATGACTCTCTCACCCTTGTGGAGTTCAGCAATGAAACCATCGAAAGGAACATAATCTAGTCCTACAGCTAAACTACCATTAAGCGCGGGGCGACCACCACCTCCTCCTGTAACACCTTTAGAAGCCGACCCAGTAGGAATCGTAGGAATTGTAGGGATATTTACTTTAACCTCATATCCACCTAACAATTCAGGTAGCTTAAAACTAAGCGCACTGTTCACTTTTGCGATCATATCATTAAGTATGCTAATAATTGCATTAGCACCCGTTTTAAAGTTATTAGTTACCCCATCCAAAGTATTAAAAAAAAGTTGAGAAATTTTTGAGCCAAACCCTTCCAATATACCCCATATCTCACCCCATTTTCCTGTAACTATGCTTACAATAACCTGCCATACTGTAGAAAAAATCAATTTAATAAAATCAAATCTAGCTTTTATAAAATTTCCAATCATACTGAATATCGCCATCGTAAAATCTACTAATTGATTCCAATAACTTATTACAAAGGCTACTATAGAAATAATAGGTCCACCAATAATCATCAATAGACTTAATCCCCAAGTCCTTAAAAAACCCATAAGTCCAGTTAGTTTTTCGGCTATCCATGGTACAATTGTTCCTAAATTTTTAAAAATTAGGATAATCCCAGCTATTGCAGCACCCACGAGTAATGCAATTCCTATGATAGGTAGAAACGGTGCCGCCATTGCCCATACAGCTGGAATCACAGCACCTATAATCACCGCCGCCACCCCCGCTAAAGCAGGACCCAACACATCAATATGATCAACAAAAAAACCTACCATATCAGAAGCAGTTTGTAGTAATGGTAAAAGCATCATTCCAAGAGGAATTAGAACCCCTGTCTCAATCTGCCTTCCCATGACTTCAAGTGCTTCACCAGGTGATTCAAAATTTGTCTGATCCATCTGTGCCATCGTATCTTTCGTCATATCAAATTGACTTCTTGCTGACCCCATCGCAGCGATAATTGGTGCATCCAGTGATTTAAATTGATCTCCCATGAGGGCCACACCTATTGAGTTTCGTTTCATAGGATCTTCAATCTGAGAGAGCATCTGCATAATTCCTGAGAACGACTCCTTAGCCTGAGGTCCACCGGCAGTAAAGGTACTGATCATTTGATCTGCATTCAGTCCTAGGGATTCGAATGCCTTTTTCGTCCCCTCTGATCCATTTGCAGAAAGCGTGCTAAATTGTCCAATCGCAGCGCCTACGGTATCCAGACTAAGTGCACCGTTATCCGAACCAGCGGCTAAAGTATCGAACATTTCATTTGCAGTGAATCCCAGCGCTTGAAATGGCTTAGAGTATTGATTAGCCGTTTCTACAAGCTTCCCTGACTGATCTAATCCTTTTTGTGCACCTTGCGCTAATAGACCCATGGATTGCTCTGAAGTAACTCCAAAAGTTTGCATCATCGTATCTGCGGTCTTAACAGAATCTTTGATTCCATAACCGAATGCATCTCTTAATAGCAAAGCATTCTTAGTCGTATTCTGAAGATCATCCCCAGTCTGCTTCGTGATCTGCATCGTTGTTGATATAGCGCTCCCTAATTCTCCCCACGACTTCCCAAAATTATCTTTGTACAAATTATTAGCAATAGCCTCTGTGGCTTTCATCTGTGCATTTGTAGCTCCAGTAGCTTGTTGAATGGTCGTCATGGCTTCTGTATACTGACTTGCTGCTGTTATCGCCTGCTGACCTATTGATATTACTTTGGGTATTACCATACCTTTGGAGGCTACATTAAATTTATTTACCATATCCTTTAATTTACTTGTCTTCTTTTCTGCTTCGTCAAAATTAATAACTTTGATGTCTATCACATACGTACGATTACCTATGATTCCCTCACTCAAATAAACCACCTCACATGAAAGAAAGAGCACCCGAATTGGGTACTCATTTCTTATTCATTTCCTTTTTTTGATGCTCCATGTAAATATCCAGGGCCGCATTCGCTTCTGCGAGATCGTCGTTATCCATCTTATCTAGATCACTGTACGAAATCTTCATATCAGATAACATGAGCCGCCACATGAACCAATTCTCTTTAGCTTTCCTGCGGGCTTCCGCCTTGCTGATGGTCATCCGAGTCACCGTCCTCGTCTTGCCCCGAGATGAATGCATATGCTGCATTGATGACTTCGGTGTATTCCTTATAGTTCGAGAAATCATCAATTTTCAATTTGGGATTCACGACAACATGCTTTAGCACTTCTTCGGCTAGACGTTCCTCAAGAACAACACCGTGTTTGTTCATCGCTGCATCCTTAATTTTGGATACGGTACGTACCCCTGGATGTTGGAACATATATTCTTTCTCCAAAGCTTTAGATGTATAATTTTTCTGTTTAAACATGAATGATCGTCTCCTTTAATTTACTCGACCACATGGTCAAGGCATTGAATTTCATACTGGCGGTCTTCTGCTTCATTACCATACGTACGTGTTGCTGGCTTTTTAACAAAGGCTTGCGTAACTGTAATCGTTTCCTTAGGTTCTCCATTAAAAATAATCGAGATCGGCACAAGAGTACCTGTTCGTGCTAGCTTGTCCAAGTATGCCACCTGCGGACTTGTTGGAAATAAAGTCAATGTGAGTGTTCCCAATGGGTTATTCACTTTCGTCATGACAACATCACCCTGAGACCCTACCTTAGCTGTCTGTGCATCTTCATCCTTCTCAAATTCCACCATATCTTCTGAGAATCCAGTAATATATATCCCACCAATGGTCACCGTCAGGTCCATCGGATCATAAGTTGTTGCCATAGTTATCTCTCCTTACAGCTTAATTACGCCGCTTATTTTAGTTTTGTGAATAGCTCCTGCCAATTCGAATGAGAATGAACCGTCATTGTATTCCCGCTTCTCGCGATCCGCTGGATCGACTTGAGAGCGTGGTTTAAAGGTTGTGCTATAGAGTGGTAAACCGTCCTCATCTCGAGCAATCATGCCATTCATATCCGCACGCTTCAGAACTGTCTTCACTTCTCCCTCAATCTGAGAAATCCCCGTATTGTCATAGCGAACCTTATCTTGTCGATTGAAAAGCTTCTGTACAGCAAGTTCGATGCTCTGTGTGATATAGTCTTGGGAATGAATAATATCGATATATTCACCACTAACGGTCTTGCCTTCACTTGTAACGTCATCGCCTGCTTTAGTGACATACGTATTCGCACCAAGATCGTGAATACTTAGCAATTCCGTTGTATCCATATCTACAGGTACAATGCCTCGTAACGTCAGATTCTTCCATGTCAGACTCCCTGGAGCTGTTGATGCTGCTCTACCTACCCATGCAGCCTCAGGATAATGAGATACATCTTCATGATAGAACAGGGCAGTACGTGTGAATTTCTTAGCCTTCAATGTAGCAAGATTCGCTTTATCACTACTATGAGCAATAAACATCCGTGTACCGTTCTGCTCCACTGCCTCTGCAATAGCAGTAATATCAGCAATTGCTGTAGATGTTGATAGAAGGAAATACCAATCCTTCGTAAATATCTTACCTACCAAATCCTCTACTGTTTCTCCAACCGTCTTATGAAGCATGATGGCAATTTCAGCTGGTGAGTTATCTCCTTGATTCAAGAGCGCGTAAGCTGCCTTATATACTTCGGTATTCTCTGCAAAATCTTTCTTAACCGCTTCTAAATCCGCATACGTTGTATACTCCAACCCACTTGCGCTTGCACCAATAATCATAGGTTTACCAAAACCAAGCTTAGGTGTCGGACGCTGAATATCAATCGTTACTGTTACATCACTTGTTACTGACACATTCCTCAACTCCTCTGAATTTTTGTTTGCTCAATCCATTCTAAATCTGATTCCAAGATATCTAGGGTTCGGAACTCCACGTCAAATCCTTGTCGACGCTCCCATACCGTACCGTTCTGAATATCTCGATTTGTTACTGGTCCTACTTTTGCTACCACCACATTAACCTTTTCTTTCAGTTCTGCATGTCCCCTTGACTTAAACCAATCACGGGCTGTCCATGCATTCTGTAATCGCACTACCTTATCGTCATCGAAAGATAAGAAAGACATGGTGAAATGTACCGTCTCCGTCTTAACGAGCTTATCCCCCAATTGCATGACGGCTGGAAATCCACGACTACTATGGAACACATCTGAGAAATCGCAGGTAATCAATGCACCTTCTGGATTGTCACCCGTTCCATTCGTTACAACAACTTCCTGACCGACATGAGCAGATAACCCCGTGATAATAACGGTACGAATATCCTCCAATGCAAGCATAGGAACCTCCTTTCTTCGTGAGTACATCATAGAGTGGTCTTACCTCTGCTCCCCCGCACCGCACCCATGACGATTCACGTCTAAGGTCAATGAACTGACCCACAGCACAGCCGAGTTCTGCAACGATAAGGGGTAGCAGATACACCCGAGAGTGTGTTCCTCTCTATGAATCTACTATATCGCTGAACCCCCGCCAGAATGCTGTCACGTTGCCGCCACCTTACCGTCATTGTTTCTCAAATCACTCCCCACAGCTTCAAGCTTTCTGTGATCATGCATACACCCTTCTCAATCCTGCGATCTACGGTCCTCTCACTCATAATGCTTCGAAATTGTATAGATGTAAGAACATAACTCCGTGATTTGAAATACCGATGTTCAATAATGCGTTTCACTTCGTCATCTAATATAAGAGAGTGTGCTAGAAGCACATGCTCGACCAAGTGCTTATATGATTTATTCACCTGTTGCTCTTGTATCGTTAGATCCTGTTTATGTGATAATCCCGTAACCATCTGGCACATCTTGGCGTAATCTCTCAAAAGAGCTTTCGTAGCTTGTTTATCCTGTTTAGTTACTGCGGATAATACGACGTTCATCATGTACCCTCCCTCATTTCGTATGGTATAACTAATCTGATACAATGATCTGGTGACTCCTTCACAACAAATCCCAATACTTACCTCATGTGAATAATGTAAGGTAATCACGACATTTTGTAAAAGTTCATATTTAGGTAAATTAGCCCATTATCGATTAAAGTTTGTACATTGTCGTTAATTCACGTCTTAAATCTCATTATTACGTGTATATACGTCATTATTGAGTATTGTATGACCGTCTTTATGGGGTTATAATAATATACACGTGTCGGCAATACCGACAAAGGATGAGGGAGTGGACAAGGTGAATATCGGGGATCGAATCAAAGAACAACGCAAATTTCAAAAACTTACACAAGCTGAATTAGCAGAACAAGCGAACTTGTCCCGCTCATATCTAGCAGATATCGAACGAAATCGTTACAACCCAAGTGTAGATACTTTAAAATCAATAGCGAACGCACTTCATATCAATCTTTCACTGTTAATTGAAGAACAACCAGATGACAACACTACAATACCCGAATGGGCAACCTCTAAGGATAAAAGAGACTTCAAGAAAATTCTTGAGGATGATGGAGAATTGATGTTTGATGGAATACCACTGAATGAGGAAGACAAACGCAAAATTAAAGATGTGCTCACGGGATTGTTCTGGGAGGCCAAACATATGAACAAAGAAGCACGGAGAATAGGTCAGGAACAGAGACAAAATAATAAAGACTAACGATAGGGTGAATGATATGGATGATATTGTTAACAAGCTTATTCGTAAACACAAAACGAATGACCCTTTCGCTATTGCCCACAACATGAACATTTCCATTCGTTTTGCTGATTTAGGCAGTCATACGCGGGGAATTTATCATAGAACCCTGCGTCGCAGATTCATCATATTACATAATCAGCTTTCTCCCGAATGGCAACGTTTTATTTGTGCACATGAATTAGGTCATGACCGTCTTCATAAAGGCATTAATCGATTCTTCATCGATGAGCATTCTTTCTTTCATGCGGGGAAATACGAAAGGCAAGCCAATCGATTTGCAGTTCATCTGTTAACGGCATCTGATTCCCTCGCTCCGAACGAATGCGTGCAACAGTTTTTACAACGAAACCACATTCCTGAAGAGGTGCATCCTTTTTATTATTAA